AAAATCTGCGACAAGGTAGATACGCTTTCTTCTTTGGGGAACTCCCCAATACTGAGCATCAAGGACTCTCCATGCGATGGAGAAATCATCTGCCACGATGTTTCCTGCATTCTTCCATTTCCCTTTTGGAGGTTCAGGAACAGTAACATCTGCTGATTTGACTTCACAGAGACTCTTGAGGACTTCTCTGAAGTCTTCGCCTTTGTTCGAACTGAACGCACCGGGGACGTTTTCCCAGACCACAAATCTTGGATACTCGCCATTTGTCTTACACCTCATTTCCTTTATGATTCTGACTGCCTCATAAAATAAGGATGACCTTCCACCAGCTAGTCCCTCTCTCTTTCCCGCAATGGACATATCCTGGCATGGACTTCCGAATGTGATGATATCAACAGGCGGTATCTCATCTCCCTTTATCTTGCTAACATCACCCAGGTGTTTTACCTGTGGCAGTCTTTTGGTAGTTACACGAATAGGAAAAGGCTCAACCTCCGATGCCCACAAAGGGGTGATACCGGAAATCAAGCCTCCTAAAGGGAATCCTCCACTACCATCGAAAAGACTCCCTAATGTTAAATTATTCTTCATCGGCAGCAACCTCCAGTTCATCAAATGGAATAGTCATGCCATCTCTAATTACAGATACTTTTTCTGTATCTCCAACCTGTTCAATATATCTTTTTACGATTACATCACAGAACTTTTCATCCAGTTCTATTGTTCTGCAGATTCTTCCTGTCTGCTCGCAAGCAATCAGTGTAGAACCACTTCCACCAAATGGATCCAAAACAATGCAGTTTGTCATACTGGAATTTTTAATCGGATAAGCAATCAGAGGAATCGGTTTCATTGTTGGATGATCACCATTCTTCTTTGGCTTATCAAATTCCCATATGGTAGTTTCTTTTCTTCCGGAGTACCATTGATGCTTGCCGTTCTTCTTCCAACCAAACAAGCAAGGTTCGTGCTGCCACTGATATGGACTTCTACCAAGTACAAGACTCTGTTTCTTCCATATACAAGTACCGGAAAGATAAAAGCCTGCATCTGCAAATGCCTTTCTGAAGTTAAGTCCCTCGGTATCTGCATGGAACACATAGATACTTGCATCATCGGCCATTGCCTTATTCATACAAGTGTAAGCATCAAACAGGAACTGATAGAACTTATCGTTTGCCATGTTGTCATTCTTGATTTTGCCAGCACTTCCTTCATAGTTCACATTGTAAGGAGGGTCTGTTACAACAAGGTTTGCCTTCTTTTCTTCCATCAGAATCTGATAAGTTTCTTCCTTTGTGCTATCCCCACAGATAAGTCTGTGCTGACCAAGTATCCACACATCTCCCGCTTTTGTCACAGGTGCCTTTTCAAGTTCAGCATCTACATCAAAGTCATCGTCTTCCACATCATCATCCGATGCAAAGAGGTCTGCGATTTCCTTTTCATCAAAACCAGTAAGACCAATATCAAATGCTTCAGCCTGCAAGGATTCGATTTCTACTCTTAAGAGTTCTTCATCCCATCCTGCATCCATAGCCATTCGGTTATCTGCCAGGATGTATGCTTTCTTCTGTGCTTCGGTCAGATAATCTACAAACACACAAGGTACTTCTTCAATGCCCTCTGCCTTTGCAGCCATGATTCTTCCGTGGCCGGCAATCACGTTGTAATCTCTATCAATAATGACAGGATTGATAAAACCGAACTCACGAAGGGAAGAACGCAGCTTGTTAATCTGCTCCCCGGAATGAGTTCTTGCATTATTTACATATGGAATCAGTTTAGAGGTTTCCACCAGTTTCATTTCTGTAGTTGTTTTCCCCATGCTGCACCTCCATTAAAAAAGACCCCATTCAGCGAACTTCTCAAATCCACCAACGGAGTCTATATATTCTCTTGCCTGTCTTACAATTTCATCATAAGGAATGCCATCTATCGTATCGTCTCCAATAGCACAGCAAAGGCTGACAGGCTTTTTCATTTTCTGTGCTTTTAAGAATGCATAGATATTTACAGATACATCTGCCTTGGATAAGTCCTTACCGTGAAGACCACCACCTGTTACGGAGTCTGCCATATCAGATCCAAGTTTTCTGTTAGTAGCACCCGTATCTACATTTGTGCCACCAGTCCAATCACCCAGAGGATTAACTTCTGCATAGTAATATCTGTTCTTCAGTTCCTCTGTCTTCGCATTGCTCTGACAAATGATAAGTCTTGCCTCATCAAGAATGTACTTTCCATCATATGGATATCTGCTGTAGATTTCTCTTGCAATCTTACCCAACTGTTTCTGTTCATCTGTTAAAGGCATTCCCTTAAAGATACCGTTGTCCCCACATCTATAACCTCTAGCCTGGTTATCAGACAAATGCTTATCCTGGGGAACAATGACAATATCACACTTTACTTTTCCTGCAATACGTTTGATTGCACTTTTTACCTTATTCGGATTTAAGTCTGCTGTGGTTTCGATGATGGTATGACACTTACCATGTCCAACTAACACCTCCACGGCAATCTTTGGATTTTCTTCTGTTTTGTATGCAAGGTCTACGATTGCCCCTGCGATTCTATCTGCCACCTTGTCCGGATGGCTCGGATTTACTTTTTCAATCATATTTACTGTCCTTTCCTTGCACGGAGCAATCGCTCCATAACATCATCTTGTGGTGTTGCCCCTTTGTATTCCACAGAAGCATTTTCTCTTACAATCTGATAAATCTGATACCAGGATTGGTTTGCCTGCTTTGTGAACTGTTGGAGCATAGAAACATATGGGGATGCGATGGCATTTCCGGTTGTCGGATGCTTTGCTAAAAATCCGTACTCTGAAATGCTCTGTTCACACTGAATCTGTCTTGCCACACTCATGGCATACTGATTGATGAGCTGCACATTCACATAGTCGGTACATCCTACTTTCTTAAGCCACTCCCATGTTTCTGCAAATATTTCTTCCGCACAGAGTTCTGTGCCTGTTTTCTGCTTTGCCTTCATATATTCCTTCACGGGCGGCATATCAACACCTTCCAGATTCGGAGCTTCAGGCAAATCAATGATGGTTGCTGTTTTACCCGCAGAGATTTTCTCCGTCAGAGCTTTTCGTTTCGGGCCACTTCCCTGTCTGGCACCACCTCTTGCTGTTCCGTCTTTCGCCAATATTTCTCACCTCGTTTCCCGGGACCTTTAATACCCCGTTTGAATAGCAATTTTTGTGCGTGACACCCCCGCACCGTTCCCCGCCGATTCATCTGTAGAGATTCAGACCGCCCCTGGGATCTAGTTCCTATGCCATCTGTCACCATTTTCTGCATGGATCTTGGCATGGCATGATTTACAAAGAGCAATCAGATTACTTCTGTCATGAGTTCCTCCCTTGGACAGTGGTATCTTGTGATGAACTTCTTCTGTCTCTACAAGAACTCCCTTCGCAAAACACAGTTCACAGAACGGATGCTCACTTACATACTTGTCTCTGATTCTTTTCCAGGCTCTGCCGTATCTTCTCTTGGTAGCAGGATCTCTGTCATACTTTTCGTATCGTTTGTTTTCTTCCTTTTCATGCTCCTCACAGAATCTTCCCTCTGTCAGATTAGGACAGCCGGGGTAGGAGCAAGGACGCTTCGGACGTCTTGGCACTTCATTCTCACCTCCTGTTTTGGGCATAAGAAAAGCCCCCAAAGGATTGCTCCCTTGAAGGCCTGGTATCATTCTGCTTTTCGCTGATTATACTATATCACATTATACACATGGACATTTTAGGACAAATGTGGACATTTCGGGCGTTTTTATATTTTTAATAAATTTTCCGGTAATGTCACATGACCAAGTGCCTGTCCGTGCCATCTTCTAACAGTACGGGAATCAGCACCAAGTACATCTCCGATTTGTTCCCATGTATAGTTATGGATGTATCTGTAACGAAGAACCATTCGTTCATCGGTGTTACTGACCATATCAATTACACTGCGTATCTCTTCCTTCAGATTCACAAGGAGGTCGATTTCTTCATTTATCTTTTCTTCTAATGAATAGATACGTTCAAGACATTTTACAAAAGGTGCATCGGTGTTGCGGTTTGTCTGAACCTTCTCTCCTAAACTGGGAGAAGATATGCTTGTAGACATTTCACGCAATCTGCCAAGTTCTGCAATGTCGGAATTGATTCTATGGTCAAGGCGATAGGCTTGTTTTAAATATTCTTTTGGTGTCATCTGCTATCCTCCTCATATAATTTTCTTAAAAGGACTCCTCCGTCCACATCAGTCAGTTCTCTGAACCAATCTGAACGGAAGAATCTCTCGCAACTTTCCAGTTCAATTCTGGCACTCTCATTATAAGATTTTCTCTTTAGTTTCCTTCTTGCTGCTCGCCAATCCTTCACAGCCTGGAGGACTATGGCGTTAGCAAGTCTACTGTAGGCTTCATCCATCACTCCACCTCCAGTTTTGCCTTTACCGCATTGATAAGGGCATTCTGTATTTTTTCTTTTCTCTGAAGTGCAGCCATTACATCTTCATCAATGGTGCCTTTGGCAATAATATGATGAATGACTACTGTATCTGTCTGGCCTTGTCTGTGAAGTCTGGCATTGCACTGCTGATAAAGTTCAAGTGACCATGTAAGACCAAACCACACAAGGGTCGAACCACCTGTTTGAAGGTTTAGTCCATGCCCGGCTGAAGCGGGATGAATAACTGCAAGTGGTATCTTTCCTTTATTCCAATCTTCGATATCCTTGGAAGTCTTAATCTCACGAACCGGGAATCTTTCCTTAATTCTTGCAAGATCATGCTGAAACCAGTATGCAACAAGAAGTGGTTTTCCATTGGCACTCTCTATGAGGTCTTCCAAGGCATCCAATTTTCTGTCATGGATTTTTATTGCCTTCTTATCTTCATCGTAGATACAGCCGTTTGCCATCTGCAGAAGTTTTCCAGAAAGAACCGCAGCATTGGCGGCATCGATTTCTTCGTCTTTAATCTTTGCGACCATATCTTCCTTAAAGGTTTCATAGATTGCTTTTTCTTTCGTATCCATAAAAACAGGAACTTCATTGATGATGCATTCTGGCAGTTTCAAGTAATCTGCAGATTTCATACTGATGGTAATATCAGAAATTCTGTCATATATCATCTGCTCCGCACCATCTGCAGGCTTATATGTGAAAATTCTATCTGCACTTCTCTTATCCGGAAGAAAGTAAGCACTACGATAATGGGTGATATATCTTCCGAGTCTTTTTCCCATATCCAGGATTCTGAATTGTGCCCACAGATCCATAAGTCCGTTACTTGATGGAGTTCCGGTAAGACCTACGATTCTTTTGATGAATGGTCTGACTTTCAGTAGGCTTTTAAATCTCTTTGACTGGTGGCTCTTAAAAGAGGAAAGCTCATCGATGACCACCATGTCGAAATTGAAAGGAACCTTGCTTTTATTTACAAGCCAATCTACATTCTCTCGATTGATGATGTAAATGTCTGCTTCTTTTCTTAATGCAGCAAGTCTTTCAGACTCACTACCGACAGCTACCGAATAACGAAGATGCTTTAGATGGTCCCACTTCTTTATTTCAGCAGGCCATGTATCCCTTGCTACACGAAGAGGTGCAATGACCAGAACCTTCGAAACTTCAAAGCTATCAAATATCAAATCATTCACAGCAGTCAGTGTGATTGAGGTCTTACCTAGACCCATATCTAAAAGGACTGCTGCTACTTCATTGTTTTTTATAAAGTCGATTGCATATTGTTGGTAATCGTGAGGAATGAATTTCACTTGCCATCACCTCCGATTCTATTTAATATGCTGTCTATCTGTTCTACCCCGTCTATGCAGTAAACCGAAAAGCCTAACTTTTCCAGTTGTCTTTTTCGTCTTACTTGGAGAGGTCGCATTTTTTCTCCAGGTGCCTTTAATTCTACAAAGGCGATTCTTCCCATTGGGAAAAGTACGATTCTATCTGGCATACCATCTAATCCCGGACTTACAAACTTTGGTGCGAAACCTCCCATTTTCTTTACTGCATCCACGAGCTTTTTTTCTATAAATCGTTCTCTCATGTCTACTCCTAACTGACACAAGAACACAAAATCACAACTATCACCTATATATTCCTTACGCGTGTGCACAGGCTATTTACCTATATCTCTTAATAAAAACGATTTCGAATATAAGGAAAATAGTTGTGTTGTGTCGCATTCTTGTGTTCTTAACCTCCGAATTTGTAAAGTCGCTGCCTACCGTAAATCGGCTGACGCTTAATGGTTGTAGTTCGTTCCCATCCAGGAATCTGACTCATCAGAGCCGCAATGCTATAACTGTCCGTAGGCTTCAGTTCCTGCAAGGACTTGCCGAAACATTCACACCAAATCTCTGCATTACTTACCTCCGTACGAAGTTCACTGCCTTTATGCACGGGAGTTCCGAACTCTGTCCCCTGCAGATAATTTCTTCTTTGGAACAGATCCATAGAATCCCAATCATCCGGCAGCATTCTATTAAGGTACTCTTCCACCATACCTACACGCTCGTCCACTTCCATTGCAGACTGCTGTATCTTTTCAGCCTCTTCCAGCATTTCATCTCTTAAGAAAAGTTCCTCACCGGACTTCCATATCTCCTTTGCCTCTGCCCAAAACTGTGCTCTGAACTCCGGTGTAAAGTCCCATTTCTGTTTCTGCTTCTTCTGATGAAGTTTTATAATCCAGAATCTACGGTTACCTGTGATGTCACGAAGGTATCCTCTCTCACCGTTTACTGTTGCAATGATGATGCACTGACGAGGATGTGATTCCACCACTCTTCCGTAAGATGGTCTGTATTTGTCATCGCAGACGGAAAGGAATGCCTTCACTTTCTCTACATCAGCTTTCTTCATACCTGCCAGTTCTCCGATTTCCACTGCCCAGAACCCTTGCAGTTTTTCAGCACCTGCCTTATCTTCCATATCCGTAAGAGATAAAGTTTCGGAATAAAACTCTGAAGTCACAAGGTCTTTAATGATAGTGGACTTACCAATACCCTGACCACCGTCAAGAACTGTAACGCAGTCATACTTGATTCCCGGAACATAGACTCTTGCAACTGCGGCTGCAAATGTCTTTCTTGTAACGGTACGAACATACTCCGTGTCATCTGCCTTCAGATATTTAATAAATATATCTTCCACTCTCTTCACACCGTCCCACTCAGGCAGACTATCAAGATAATCACGGATAGGATGAAAATGACGGTCATCTGCTACCTTCGTAAAAGCAACATCGTGATTACGGCTAGAGAATGGTAAGTATCTGATATCAATGACAGACTTAAGCTGTGCGGTATCCGCTTCTCTCCAGAACTTATTACCTTTCGGTCTTTCCCAAGGAAGTGGTCCTGTTATTTCGATACGATTTGCCAGTTCATTAAAAGCAAAATGCTTGAAGTCAGGGTCGTTGTTTAGAATAAGGTTCAGATTGTAGACACTGTTTTCAAGCTGCCCGGTTCTTGGCTGATACTTCAGTTTCGTAAGCCAATCATCGCCGGAGTCATTAAAGTCCTCTTCAGCCTGTTTCAGTTTTTCTTCCATTACCAGGCGTTTCACTTCATCATCTTCCATTGCAAGCTCGCACATAGCGTTAAAAGATTTCTTCTCTGTGTCATCTCCGAACTTATGAATACGAACAAGGTCGAAAGCATTACAAAGTTTCAGATATGCAGGGTCTTTTGCATGATGGGAGTATGCGAACTTTCCATCTTCGATGATTTCAACACCTGCCATACTGGATGACTGTTTATAGTGCCAACGGTTCTCGTTATCTGTAGGTTCATATACATCAGAGAGGAACTTCTCCATTGCACGGGTAATAGGATAGAAAGTACGGTTGAAGATACCGATAGTTCCTTCCTTATCAAGCGGATCTTGTACCGTTGCAGTTCCCGCAGTATTTGCTCTGCTTTCTCTTGATGAGGTTGGAAGTCTTGTAGGGTCTGTCCATTCTGGGTGCGCTGATAAGATCACATCCGGGTCAAGCCATTCCTTCTCTACTTCCTTATATACGAACACACCATTGGATGGAGTAGATGGCCAGTACATGAGCTGGTTTGGCTGATAGGAACATTCATCGAAATAGTCGATTCCAAGCATTTCTGCCAGGTATCTTGATACGGCTACAAACTCCTCTGCTGTTACATCACGAGTCAGCGGATATACAAGACGGACTCTTGGATTTTCTTCCGTGCTGCTGTGTGTTGTATAAAGAAGTGATGTGTATGGAGCATTTTCTTCGTAATTTTCTAAAAAGGCTTTATCGATACGGTCACCATCAAGGGCAAGCATGGAACGAAGCTCCACAGTATCGATTTTTCTTCTGCCACCTTTTAACGCACCTGCAACAAAACCACCGTGGTCTTTCACTTCATCTCTCTTTGTCTTACTGAACTTTGCATACTCCTCTGCAGATTCCGGTGTACGGATAGTGACCTTCAGACGCTCTTTCAGTTCTGCATAAGTAATGGTCTTGTTTGTCCATGTCTTTGCCTGGCGGTTACTTCCATAAGCAATAGCAAGTTTTCTCATTATCGTTCCACCTCCACAAAATCATTGTTGAAATAACGAACTGTCTGATGGCGTCTTGTTGCTTTCTCAATCTCTGCACTCATACCGGATGTGATGCGTTCAGACAGAACCCACACTTCCTGGCATTTACCCATAAGGACAATATCCATATGAAGTGCAAGTGCTCTTTCGTTAGGACTCTCATCATTCATAAAAGGGAACAGCAAATGTGGAGTTACCGGAATGCACCCATTCTTATAAGCAAAGTGAGCGAATTCTGTTGCATTCTTCTTGTTTCCTTCAATGTCTCCGTTAAACGGAGCACATACATAGACCAATGGTCTGAAGGCAGATTTTGTTTCTGCCTTCTTTTCACGGTCAACATTCATAATTGCTTTGTAAGCAACTACATCCATGTATCCTTCTGAATTTCTAATCTTCATCGTTATTCCTCCATTTCAATCTGTGGAACAATCCCATCAGCCTTTAATAAGGAATAAATAAAGAGTCTTCCTTTCTGCGTCCATTTCGTATGAACCTTTGTGTGTTCTTTTCCACAGCTGTCTTCATAAATATGTGTATTTGTTTTTGTGTAACCACAGCCTGCGTATTTCTGATATAAAAGCCAGATGTCAGACTGCTTGTACTGGATTCCCTTCTGATGTAAGTATTCATTCATCTTTTGAGCACTCCAGCCGTAATCCTTTGCAATCACTGAAATATTCACAGCATCCTTACATCTAAGAACCACATCGTAGTAAGTTGCCTTTGGCTGCATTTCAGCTATCTGCTGTTTCTGTACTGCTGCCACTTCCTCAAGTGCCAGTCTCTTTTCACGTTCTTCCTTAAGTGCAGTAAATGCTGCAATGGCAAGATCAGGATTTGCAATAAGTTCATCTGTCGCATACATCCCGTGTCTTCTGATAGAAGGAAGAATTTCCGATGTCACCCATCTCTTGAACTTCTGTGCTTTTGGTAATTGGCTACGAAGAATCAAACTGTAAAGACCGGATTCATTGATAAGAACCCCTTTTGTACCATTAACGGTGAACGAATCGTTCAGCGTCTTGTCTTCTTCATCCACATGATCACGGAGTGCCTTTTGCGGATTGCTATATCCTAAAATTTCAGCAACATCCTTTCCGACAAAGAATGGTTCATCACCAATAACTGCTGTTCTTACAGAACCGAGTTCTGCGTTTTTGTAAATCTGTAATTCCATATTGAATTACCTCCTGTTTATTTATTCAGAAGCAGTGCCTCCTAATTGGTAGCCACGGGAGGCACCGTAAAAGGATGTTTTCTAAAAACTTTTTTCTAATTTTTTTAAAGCTGCACGATAGCGGTGTGATACGTTGTTTGGCTTATCACCGATTAACTCCGCATAATCTGCTACCGTCATGCCATCAAGTGCAATGGAAATAAGCATCTCTGCCTGGGCAGGCTTAACTGCTGCACGGATTTTCTTACAACACTCTTCATATTCAAACTGGTTACAATAACCTTCTGTTGGATCATAAGTGTTAAGGTAGTCCATAATGTCAAAGGACTTATCATCCGGTTCAGCACAGATGTAACCCGCCTTTCCATCCATTCTTTTCTTCTTTGGTGTCGGATCGATGTGACGAGTTTCTCTGTGATACACGTTGTACTCAGGTTTGTTAAACTGCTCGTCCCACTTATCCTGAATCAGCTGTTCCTTTTCTTCCTGTGTAACAGCACCATCAGTTTCGATGGACAATGTCACCCACATTTCTTCTGTTGCCTTTGCATCCAGCTCGATAGTCTGGAATTCGTTCTCATAACGAATCTTTAATTTCATAATTGTCCTCTTTCCGCCCTGGCTACTGCCATTTGACGAGGACAACCCAACTAAAAAGCGCACGACAATAAAGCGGGGAAACATACAACCTTACAGAGGACCTCCAGGTCCTACAAAAAAGTCATATGATAGTCCTCGCCAAACGTCGCGCGCCGTAAGGCTATGAATATTTTTTTATTGGCAGTTTTACGTCTTACCGGACAATTGTTTATTTATATATGTCAGAAAACCTTCGCAAAAAGCAGAAAAAGGCCCGACGAAATACGGGTGACATTACACCCATATTCGTCAGGCCTTGCTCACTACTTATTGTGTGGCGATTCGCTCAGTACGAACGTGCTTCAAATGAAAGCTGACTGCGATTACTCCTTTACAGATCGGACACTTAATTTTTATAACGCCCTCCGTGTTTGGATTCGCATCGAATAATCTTCTGTTTTTACAACATGGACATCCTACCTGTATCTCCTTTTCCATAGCCCTGCCCCCTTCCATCAATGCCCATAATAGTATGGGGTTCTATGAAAGTGTTTCTGTGCTTGGACTTTCTTTGGAAGATGCTGTTCTGCTTCTTCTCTTGTAAGGAAAATACGACCTCTGCGTAATTTGATTGCTCCGCCTGTCGGCATATGCAGCACATAGAATTCTCCATGTCTCGCTATCACTGTTACATTAATGATAAGTCGATTGCTTTCAATGATGTATCCGTTTGAGCCAATTTCTAATTTAACTTGCATCATTTCCGCCTCCTTCTAAAAAGAGGCCAGTCAAAGGGAAAGTCAAACTGACCATACATTGATACTGTTTCTGTTTAACACCTTTTCCTAATGTAGCGATGCTTTAATTATACGAACGCTTGTTCGTTTTGTCAATTAGATCCTGACGAATATATAGATTGTATTTACGGCTATAAAAGAAGCAAAAATACACTATTTCATACCGTTTCTCTGCGAACGCATAACACAATATTGCGAAAGTGTAGATTTTGTTAATCTTTTCTGATATAATACTGTGTAGATTAATTCCCTCATACAGCCATCATAAGTAGCAAGTGCTACTGACTGCTTCTTACACTTCACATTATAGATAAGTGGTCAGGTATAACTTGGTAGGCACGGGTAGGCTTGGGTATAGATAGATTATTACGGTGGTGAAACTATGGAATTCAAGGTTTTTGCAAAGAAATTGAAGAATGTAATTGGTGGCAAAAGTAACACCAAAATATTTACGAAGACCCTTTTTGAAACTATGATGAACGAAAGTGGACCGGAGTTATTAAAAGGCACTAGTCCAGATACTTTCAAAGCATACTTCAATGGAAATACAAGTATTTCAAGAGTTGCTGCTCTTGTATTAGCAAACTTGAATGAGGATGATGAATTTTCCTCATATCTTGAAGGTTTCGGAGAAACAACTGCTCAATTGTTAGCAGATGAATTTAAGGATGACATTCCTGATATTAATGCAGTAAATGCTTCTGCAAAGATTACAGACTTATTTTTGGATATCTTAAGAGAGGCTACAGGCAAGAAAAAAAGCACTCCGAAGAGTGCTGATAAAACCTCATATGATATTCTTGAAGAAAAGATTCTAGCATCTGGACAGGCAATAGCCGATGCTTGGGATAACGCAGTAAGCAACCTAATAAAGGGATCAAATGAAAACAGTACTGCCGTAACAACAAGTGTTCAGTTACCTGAAGAACTGACCGATGAATCCCCCTATTCTTCTGAAGACAACTTACTGCTACAAGAATTCACCGCAGATTATGATGAAATCATGATTGCTCTCATCGGAGAAAACTATGCTACATCATTAATCGACATGACTCTGCCTTGTAAAATAAAAGACTTATATGAAACTAAGTGGATGTCAAAAGCAGATACATTTGCTGATCCATCTTTAAAATCGTATGTTTTTGGTTTACTTGGCGAACTAAACAATATAAGCAATGGCTTTTTAGTTGATGGCTCTGTCACTCCTTTTTTCGGAAATGTCAGAACCAGAATACGTAATTTGTATGTAAAGCTTCATCCAGATCAATTTTCAGGTGCATTCCCTTACGATGCGTTTATTGATGATTGGGATGACGGAGAATATTAGTAATTAGGAAGGAGAATGTTGATGCCATCAATTGATGAATCCATCCGTAAAATAGACAATGTAATATGTAGACATTTAGATGAAATAGAAAATAATTCTCGTGGTGCTATTTCTCAAGACATTTTAGAACAGCTGATAAAGTTCGTAAACCACATTATGCTTAAGTTTTATGCTAACGGCAGGGAAATACCTGTAACTGCCGAAAACATAGCAAAAGCCACCGAGTTTGCACAAACAAACAGTGAATTGTACACTTTATATAAATTTCGTAATTACCTGGAAATTGTAACCACACAATATACTCTAGATGAAGACGGCTCTGAACGATTAATGCTTAAATATTACCAATACCTGTTGGAAGCAAAAAATCTTATCTGGCACTACTTTGGTATAGAGTTGCTACATAACATTGATAAGTTTCCTCTTCATTTAGATGACACGCTACAGGAATATTACCAAAAGATTTCTGAAAAAATTGAACGACATCCGGTAGCATTACACAGTGACAGTAAAGATAAATACTATATTCAGAAAATCAAACCACTGTTTGTAAACAGAAATATATATTATGAAGTCACATTCACACCTATAGATGATAGAAAAAACAAATCTAAATCCAACAGAGTAATTGCTTTTACTAAACTTCCAATCAAAAGCAATTACGCATCAAAGTTTCATCTCATACATGAGACTATTGAGATATTAGGAAAAACAATGCCTATCCTCATTATTGATGGCTGGGAAGTGTCCATTCGTGACTGTGAATTTCAAAACTTTATTAAACTGATAAAGGGAGAGAAAAAAAGGGTACCTTATCCAGAACAGCGTTTAATCTGTGAGTTTCTTACCAAAACGAGATACACTCTCACTGCCCTAATGGATTTCCCGGATAAGGCATATGATAGGATTACTCTCGAATGGAAAAATAACCTTAAATCTGTGGTGTTTATTCCAATTTTAGATCACTGCAGGAATCTTATACGCAACGGCCGTAATGGTCAAAACGTGCTGCGATATCTTCTTCATAATATGAACAACGTTATTATCAAAAGCCAATATTCATCTGGCTACTATAGCAAATATTATGACGAATGGATTAATACCGGAAATAGCTATCTTTCTGGTTTATATTTATCAAATGGCTGTAAACAGTTTGATTCTTTACCGTTTAACAGATCTCCTGTTGGTCATAACCCAAAATTAGGAGCTGTTTTCGATTGTATTCCTTGCAAGGACAAACGCCCAGAATTATTCGCAAGGTTTATAAGGAATAACACAGAAGGCAAAGGTCAACTCTTCACTGCTATTGATGAATTGAGTAATTATCCCGACTATCCACTGCTCATCAAAAAGTATAACAACAGCCTTTGGTCAGGACACAGACCGGAAAGTGATTTAATACTTGAACATAACCATGTTTTTATAAACGATTACAAGCTTGATACCTGCAAGATAATTGAGAAATTACAGGAGTTAGCAAAATCGGGGGTTGAGAGCTACAGTACCGATGTTGAGTTTTGGCTACTATTCGATGATTATGAAATTGACTGTGATGAAAAAAAAGATATCATCACCCGCATATTTTCAGAATCTAAAGTTGGTGTAATATATGGCTCTGCAGGTGTAGGTAAATCTACGCTAATCAACCACGTTTCTCACTACTTAAATGATGAAGCCAAATTATACCTTACGCAAACTAATCCAGCCAAAGAAAACTTGATGAGAAAAATTGATGCTGAAAATACAACATTTTCAACAATTGAAAGTTTCAAACACCAAGGCTCTTCTCATGTAAAATATAAATTATTGGTTATCGATGAATGTAGTACCGTTAGTAATAAGGATATGGTTGAAGTTCTGCAAAAGGCAAATTTTGAAATGCTTTTATTAGTCGGAGACACTTATCAAATTGATGCGATCCAATTTGGAAACTGGTTCTCAGTATTAAAATCATTTTTGCCTGAAAGTGCTGTATTTGAACTTACTCAGCCTCATCGAACCAAGGACGAACGATTACTTGAACTATGGGATAAGGTTAGACAGATGGATGATACAGCGAAAGAAGTCATCGAAAGAGAAAGCTACTCCTTAAAAGTAGATGAAACTCTACTCTCTTCACTTGAACCAGGCGAAGCTATTCTCTGCCTGAATTATGATGGCTTATATGGAATCAACAACATCAATAGATTCCTACAGGAAAGTAATCCCAACCCTGCTGTCCAATGGGATGTTCAGCAATATAAGGTGGGAGATCCTATTCTCTTCCTTGATTCGGATAGGTTCTTTCCTGTCATACACAACAATATGAAAGGGTTTATCAAAGGAATAAAAATCCTAGACCCGGACACTCATGAAGAACGCATTCAATTTGATGTTGAGATACCTAAGGTAGTAGATGAAAGTGACCTTTGGCACATTAATCTCCAACTACTTGAATGTTCGGAAAGCGAGGAGAAATCATTACTCAGATTTTGTGTACACAAATTAAAGAGTGCTGATGAAGATGGAGAGGACAACAGCTCAAATACTGTTGTTCCATTCCAAGTTGCTTATGCTGTATCAATACACAAAGCACAGGGACTAGAATATGACTCTGTAAAGATAGTTATTACAGATGAGGTGGAGGAATTAGTAACTCACAATATTTTCTACACTGCTATCACAAGAGCCAGAGAAAAATTAAAAATCTATTGGACTCCAGAAGTCGAGGAAAAGGTTATTAACCGAATTAGACCACGAGATATCAGTAAAGATGTAGAACTTCTGAAAAACTATCTCACAGAAAAACAGCCAGAAGATTCTATTGATTTTTGGTTGTAAAACAAGGAGGTTGATTATGCGAATCAGTTATAACAAACTTTGGAAAATGTTAATCGATAAAGAAATGAATAAAAACGACTTAAAGGATGCTGCCGGAATCAGTGCAGCATCTGTTGCCAAACTTGGTAAGGGTGCAAATATCACCACTGATGTTCTTCTCAAGATATGCGAAGCTCTTGATTGTAAACTTGAAGACATCATGGAAACAATAAAAGACTAATCATTAGGAGGCATTAATATGGCAAAAACTTTTGGTGAAAACGAACGTAGAATATGTTCTTTATTTACTCCAGGTACTTCCTTTAATTATCGCGGCTTATCATATACTGTAAAATTTGCTGATAAACCAGTCTGTAGTAAAGGAGAACCTAAAACGGATATTTTTATTAGAACTGAAACAAATGACTCATTGCACAATACAGTAGATTTTAAGATTTCCTACAAAAAAGACAATGCCGATTTTATTGAAAATAAAACATCTGCAGAAAGAGCCGAACAATTATTAGGTGCTAATTGGAAAGATATAATCTGCGAATCTACTACTGCTCTTCGTGAAAACTTTGAAAATAGAGCAATTGTCTACATGGATAAATTCAGAAGAACTGAAGCTGGTTCCATAACGTTGGGGTGGAAATTTGAATTATTAAGAGTCCCTAGTGGTGATCTAAGTGGAGAAATGATACTTACTCATCAACAAAAGAGAGATGTTTATGCTGGAACTAATTTAGTCGGAGATAAACGTAACGCTACTGTTGCGGGCAAAACAATTCCCGATTCTGGAATTGCCGAATATATTTTCGAAGAAATAACTCCGGCTGCAACTTGTCAAGATGTAATTGATAATATGCAGACCATTGACGAGTTTCTAGAATTGTATCCTAAAGTATACTATGCTTGCAAAGCATTGAACTACAGAACACTTGCTCAAAAATATGACGGTGCTCGACCACTATCTGTCTTCATTGAATGGAATGCAGTAAATGGTAAGTTAGAACCAACATTTGTTTATGATAAACCCCTTATTACTAGAGGAGATGTTGTTTGTAATAAACTTCTAGCTGCTATGAAAGAGTTATCGATAAATAATACTAATGACTTATACCCATCAAATACTGGAAATAATGTTCGTATACATCGTTGACATTATCAAAAACAGAGTTAATATGGAATACAACTATAATTTAAAGGAGAAATTAAAATGAAATTAATTAGTTTATTTGCTGGTGCTGGCGGATTGGATCTTGGATTTGAAAAAGCTGGTTTTGAAATTGCAATGGCAAATGAGTTCGATAAGACTATTTGGGCTACTTATGAAAAAAATCATTCTGCCCCATTAATTCGTGGAGACATCAGAAATATCAAAGCAGAAGATTTCCCGGATGAAATCGATGGAATTATCGGAGGACCGCCATGCCAATCATGGTCAGAAGCAGGAAGCCTTCGTGGAATTGATGATGAACGCGGACAATTATTCTACGACTATATAAGAATATTAAAAGAAAAACAGCCTAAGTTCTTTTTGGCTGAAAATGTAAGTGGAATGCTTGCCAATAGGCATAGCGATGCAGTAAAAAACATCATTGCACTTTTTGAAGAGTGTGGATATGACGTTAGCATCACATTAGTTAATGCTGCTGACTATGGTGTCGCTCAAGATAGAAAAAGAGTTTTCTACATTGGTTTCAGAAAAGACCTGGGTGTTAACTTTAAATTCCCAGAACCAACTACACCTAATGCCGAAGATAAACTTACCTTTAAGGATATTATTTGGGATTTACAAGAATCTGCTGTTCCAGCCCTTGAAAAAAATTATGCTAATAAAAAAGAAAACCTGTCCATGATGAACCATGAATACTTTATTGGCGCTTATTCAACAATCTTTATGAGTCGAAACAGAGTTCGTAGTTGGGATCAGCAAGCATTTACAGTACAAGCTTCAGGTAGACAGTGCCAATTACATCCTCAAGCTCCTACTATGATTAAAGTAGACAAAAATGATTGCCGATTTGTAGAAGGAAAAGAAGATTTATACCGTCGACTTACAGTTCGCGAATGTGCAAGAGTCCAGGGCTTCCCAGACGATTTTGAATTCGTCTATGACAAAGTTGACACTGGATACAAAATGATTGGAAACGCTGTACCTGTTGAATTGGCTAGAATAATTGCTAAAGAAATCAAAAAAACTCTTGAAGAATAA